AGACTCAAAGAAAATAGGAAAGAGTCTTTCATAAACTGGTTTGGTTGGTCATTGAAGATTGAGGATTGTGATCCCTCTCTCTTCATGACCAACTACTTTTTTGATCGATTTGAGTACAATAAAGAACAGCAACTGTGGTTGGTCTGGTTGTATGGAACAACATACTACTGGCCGACTGCATACATCATTTGGAACGAGTTCCCTGACATGGAACTTGTCGGCGTTGATCGTCTAAAAGAATGGAACAACGACAACTATTCTCGTCTGCGTTATCAAACCGACACCAAGTGGAACAAGGGTCATCTACCAGCGCAGTTCCTATCCTATAAAGAGTGGGTGGGTGAGCGTACTCAGCGTGAGGCATTTGCTCCGCATATAACAGATGATCCAATCAAGAACTTTTATAATCTATGGGAGGTTGCCAATGGATGGCACAAGTTTGGTCGCTACAGTTCTTGGTTCTATCTCCAGACTCTTAAACAGTGTACTGAAATTCCTTTGGACACCGATTCGTTATGGCTTCATGATTTTTCTGGTTCTCGCAGTCATCGCAACGGTCTCTGTTATGCTGTTGCCAGAGATGAGTGGGTCGATCAGAAACTAGATCAAACTCAGTTAGATTTTCTAAATAGTGAAGCAGCAGAGATGCTCGCTGAAGTGAAGCATCGGTTCCCTGATGTTGCTCACAAAGCAGATTATTTTGCGATGGAAACTTGCTTGTGTTCTTACAAAAAACTATTCCGCAAACGCAATGGTCGTTATCTTGGATACTATCTTGATCGCCAAGCAGAGGAGATTAAGAAAGTCGAGCAGGACAACTGGTATGGTATTGACTGGTCTCCGATGTGGCAAGGTCGTGAAGAGATACTCCAAAAGAAATACTTGACAAATTCAGTGAATAAGAGTAAAATGGAACTATTCTTAGATACAGGTGTGATTGATTACAATAAGTCATTCACGGATACAACTATGGGACTAGAGGAGTTTTTCTAGTGGAAGAAATTACTATCAACGGACGCACATGGCAGAAGTATAAAGGCGATGAAGGGCAAGATGTCTATATTGCCAAGTTCATGATCCCTGAAGAGGATTTGTTGGGCAAGTATGTTGACAATGATTCATACGACATTCTTGTTGAAAATGATGCTGACTTTTATCTTCCGCCATCATGTGATATGACTGACTCTGCTTCTTGTGACAATCAATGTATCAACTGCATGACTGAAACTGAAGTGGCATTCAAGTTCCGCAAGGGTGTGTTCACTCAAGAAGAACAGGACGGTGCATACGAAGGTCTGTACGATGCTGCCATCGAGTCTAATAATCGTGGACTCGCTGCTGGTCCAAGAGAAGCAACGCAAGGTGGACGTGAGTGGGTTACTGGTTTCCAACTTGATGTTCTCAACTATTACATCAAGGGACAACCAAAAGCAATCGATGGTTCTGATCAGATCGAAACACTCCGCAAGAAGCACGAAAAGGCAAAGCATGAAATCCGTGGTGGTGTTTGGTTGACCACTAAGATTGAAACAGAATACGATGACTACAAGAACTTCTTCCCTGAAGCAATGGCGAAGATGGCAAGTATGTCTGTCAACGATGCAGCAGACTATGCTAAGATGCTGAAAGAAAAGTGGGTGAGTGATACTTCCTACGCAACTGCAATCTGGTCTGGCATTGCTGGATTCTATGGTCGCTATCCTCGTATTCCGTATGGTCGTGCCACTGCGTATGTTGACCACAATCGTGAGAAATTTGAGAAGTCCTATCCGTTTGCTCGCAAGCTGGAAGCAGAGTTTGCTCGTCTGTTACCAAACCGCCACGCAAAGCAAAAGGAATTCGCTGATCGTTTGGACAATAAGTTCCTGATTGGTGAGGACACCACCTTCACGACCATTACTGTGAACACAACCACGAAGGATCGTAATGCTCGTATGGCATGCCATCGTGATGCTGGTTCGCTCAACGAAGGTTTCTCTAATCTTACTGTAATTGCTCCTCCAGGAAAGAGTTGGACCAACGGATACTTGGTAGCACCTGAAGTTCGAGCAGCAGTCAATGTTCGTCCAGGCGACTTGCTCTTGATCGACAATATGCGTGTGATTCATGGTAACACTCCGATTGAACCACCTGAGTCTGGTCCAGATGATATGCTGCGTATGTCGCTGGTGTATTACTTCCGTGAGGATATGGACCAACTGGGTTCTTGGGATTATGAAATGACTCGTAAGAATTTCGTAGATGATCGTCGACTCAATAAGGAACACCCACTGTGGCGTGAGTACTGGAATGGAGTATCGCCGAATATGTGGTTCGAACAGGAATGGTATGATTATCTTGAGAACAAGATGGGGCGTGAAGTTGTTGAACAATATCACCCAGAAGCATATGAAGTGAAATCATCATTGGAAGGATTCTTTGCATGAAACTATTTTATTTGATCGGACTTCCAGGTTCTGGCAAGTCCACTGTGATGAAAGCATTGATGGAACGAGTGTGTGATGGTCAGTGGGAGCGAGAGCGTCCAATTGATCTGCTCGATACCGAGAAGTGCGGCAACTATCGTGTGCTTGGTAAGTATGAGAAAGGGGAAACTTTTTCTGGTACTGATCGTCTAAGCATGGCAGTCGCACCGAAGGCGATCGAGTGGATCCAGACCAAACCGAATGAGACCATTTTCGGCGAAGGCGATCGACTGAACAACCGAGGATTCTTCGAGGCATGTGGGGATGATCTAACGATTATTCACCTCACCGTTTCTGATGCGGAGCGTGAGAGACGCTATCGGGAGCGTGGATCCGAGCAGTCAGAGAAGTTTATCCAAACTACCAAGACCAAGTGCCAAAACATCCTGGAGCAGTTCGGAGACAAGCAGACATTGTTCGGACTGGAAGAAGGGTGCGTAAGGGAATTCCAGCACGAGAACGCTGGAGACACGCTAGAGATCGTGGAGTACATTCTTTCTCAGATTTAATAATTTCATTCCCGATCGGGAATAAAACAGGGTAAAACCACTGAATTTAGTAAAAATATTCCCGATCAGGAATGAAATTTAAGAAAGTGCCGTAAGTTATTGATTTTGGGTCATAAACTCTCCTTATGCCCCCATAAAAAGATTCATGTTGTTTTTTGCAGCAGGATGTCATATAATTCGTCTGTTGATTGAGGAAACAGAGATGAATTTACAGAAAGATATCCTAGCAAAACTCCTGGCGACTGAGAATCTCACCGTCGTCCACGAAAATGTGCGCACCGCATCCTTCAATGTTAAGGAACGCATTCTTACTCTGCCGATCTGGCAGGACATGGAATCCTATACCTATGACCATCTCGTGGGTCACGAAGTTGGTCACGCACTCTACACTCCGACCGAAGGTTGGCACGAGTCTGTATCCACGAAGGGTGCAGGTTATAAGTCATATCTGAATGTGATCGAAGATGCTCGCATTGAGCGCATGATTCAGACACGCTATCCTGGTCTGCGTCGTGAGTTCGTCAAGTCATACAAGAAGATGCTGGGTGAAGGTTTCTTCGGCGATGATATTGAAAGCATCAACAACTATGATTTGATTGACCGCATCAATGTGTACTTCAAGTGCGGTGCATCCTCTGGCGTCAAGCTGACCGCTGACGAAATGAAGTGGGTGCGTGAGATCGAAGCAGCTCAGACTTGGGAACAGGTTGTTGACATCGCCGACCGTATGTACGGTGCCGCCAAAGAAAAGATGGAAGAAGAGCGTGCTGAGCAGCAGGATTCCATGGAGGATGATGGCGAAGGCATTGAAGACGAGAACAGCAATCACTTCGAAGATGGCGAAGGTGATGACTTCGACGAAGATCAGGAAGGTGATGGTGAAGGTGAAGAGGACGACGAGTCTGAAAACGAAGTCGAAGAAGATCAGTTTGAACCGAAGAGCAAGGGCAATGAGCCATCCTCAAAGACTGATAATGCTCTGCGTGACAGTATCGCCAACGAATATGATACTGACCCATCTGCTGTAGTCAGCAATCTGTTCATCAACGATAAGTTGGATGCCAAACAGTTTGTGATTGGTTACAAAGAAGTTCTCCAGCGCACTCAGAATCTTGATGATGTTTGGGCGACTTTCTATCACAATCAGAATGTTGATCGTGAAGAACTGGTCAACAAGTTGTACAACGAATTTATGGCAAACAACAAGAAGACGATCAACTATCTCGTCAAAGAATTCGAGATGAAGAAGTCTGCGTCCAACTATGCTCGTGCGTATGTAAGCAAGACTGGCGTGATTGATCCTGTACTGATGAATTCATACAAGTACAACGATGACATCTTCCGCAAGGCAACGATCGTACCAGACGGCAAGAACCACGGCATGATTATGTATCTGGACTGGTCTGGTTCAATGCACCGTGATATGTTCAACACCATTGAGCAGACGCTGAATCTTGTGTACTTCTGCCGTCAAGTGAACATTCCGTTCCGTGTGTATGCATTCACCAATGCATGGGAAATTGCCACTACAGAATGGAATCTGAATTACATGAAGATGTTTGAATCTGCTCCTCAGTTTCACAGTGTTCCTGATCGTTCGTTCCGTCTGGTCGAGTTCTTCAGCAACAAGATGAACAAGATGCAGTTTGCTCGCATGACCAAAGTATTGCTTGGTCTTGGTAAGAACATCACCTATGCAAGCGGATCGTTCCGTTTGAACGGCACTCCGCTGCAGACCACGCTGACGATTGCTCCTGCGATTCACGATCTGTTCCAGCAGACCAACAAGGTTGACATCGTGAACACCGTGTTCCTGACTGACGGTGATTCACATCCGTTCACTCTTGTCAAAGATGTTGAAGGTTATGAAGGAAAGACCTGGCGTGCGCTGGCGGATTCAAACGAATTCCTCGGTTATGGTTGGCGCAACGATACCAGAATTGTCAATCTTTATGACAACGCTGCTAAGAAAAAGTACAAAGTGACTGGTGTTAATCTGACCAAAACTTTGCTCCAGAATTACATCTATCGCACTGGATCAAACGCTATTGGTTATCGTATTATGAGCGGAAATAAGAATGCGTCAATCCGTGAATTTGAAGGATTCGGAATGACTTGGACTGCGGCAAATGAAATGTGGGAAGAATTGAAGAAAGAAAAATATATCAATATTCCAGGTGCAGGTTATTCTAAATTCTTCGCACTCAAAGGCGGAAAAGAATTGCAAACTGCGAATGGACATTTTGAAGTTGCCGAAGATGCTAAGAAAGGACAAATTCTTTCCGCTTTCCGAAAAGCAAATAAAGGCAAATTGATTTCCCGCTCTTTGCTTAATGAGTTTATTAAAGAGGTGGCATGAGTGATTTAAGTTGTTGATTCTAAAGTCTTTTTCAGACAGTGAATCAATAACTTACATGCCTGGTTGTCAATTCTACGATCGAAACAGGGTCAAACCCCACGTGAGAGAGAGGAAGAAAAAGATGCCTGCAAAATCAATAGGTTACAAACGAGGTGAGACTCGTAAGTTGTTGATTTTACATGGAAGTGTCAAGATGCTCCAGAAATCTCCATTATCAGAGCTTATGGTGTCATATGAAGATTCAATTTTACTTTCATCGCAGGATGTCGTATAATTCGTCTATTGGTTGAGTGAACGAGAGAGGAAATATATTATGAACAAAACCGAGCGTGTTAATATTCTGGCGAATGCCATCAATGAGAAATTCGGCGATGCCGAGATTGCTCGTGCTGATATTCAAAATCTAGCAGACGAGTTGGGTGTGGGTTATCCTTCTTGGATTTTTGGCGATAAATCGCTCCGTGTTGGGCGTGGTATGTATCGTCTGAATGCTCAGGTGACTCCGATCACCGCAGCAGTCAAGTCGACTCCTGCTCCGAAGCATTCATTCAATATGGATGCCGCTGGATTCACCGAGAATCTGGTTCCGACGAAGGACGAGTTGTATGTTCCGTTTGGTCATCACAAGATGATCAAGGATGTGCTCAAGTCCAAGATGTTCTATCCGCTCTTCATCACTGGTCTGTCTGGAAACGGCAAGACCTTCGGTGTTGAACAGGCATGCGCTGACACGAAGCGTGAAGTAATCCGTGTCAACTTCACCGTCGAGACCGACGAAGACGATCTGATCGGTGGATTCCGACTGGTCGATGGGGAGACCAAGTTCTTCCATGGTCCAGTAATCAAAGCAATGCAGCGTGGTGCTGTTCTGCTTCTGGACGAAATTGATCTTGGTAATCCTGCGAAGATCATGTGCCTCCAGTCTATCCTGGAAGGCAAAGGATACTTCATCAAGAAGACTGGTGAATTCATTGCTCCTGCTCCTGGATTTACTGCGATCGCAACTGCGAACACGAAGGGCAAGGGCAGTGACGATGGTCGCTTTATCGGTACAAACGTCCTCAACGAAGCATTCCTTGAGCGTTTCCCAATCACCGTGGAACAGGAATATCCGAGTCCAGCGATCGAGAAGAAGATTCTTGGTAAGGTGTTCCAGGATGTCGGTGTCAACGACGACGAATTCGTCGAGAAGCTGGTTGACTGGGCAGATATCATCCGCAAAACCTTCTTCGATGGTGGCGTGGACGAAATTATCTCGACTCGCCGACTGGTCCACATTGCTCGTGCTTATGCAATCTTCAACGATCGCATGCAGGCAATCACGATGTGTACCAATCGCTTTGACGAAGATACCAAGCAGTCCTTCGCTGACCTCTACACCAAGATTGATGCTGGTGTGGTGGTTGAGGAGGAAACTCCTGTTGAACCTGTTACTGATGGAGCAATCTAATGCCAAAGATCCGAAAGAGTTATGAAGTTGAACTGAATGCGTATCTCCATCCAGAAGGAATCAACTGCGTATTGTGGGAAGGTGACAACGACGAACCAAGTATTGACTTTGTTGCTACTTGGACTGATCTGATCAAAGATGTATTTGAACCACACCAGATCGCTGGACGTGATAAGTGGTTGGCCAAATATGATGGTGAAGAATATCAGGTTGACTCAGTAGCTGAGATCGGTTATACTATCTCTGCATTGAGAGATGCTGCCAATCTAATGGAAGCGGAACTCAAGCAGCATAAGATTTTTGACCGTGAGCGTTGGGTTGCAGAAACCAATATGGATCCCTCTCGTGCTCCTGAATTTACTGAGGACTTCGAATAATGGGAATGTACGACCACATCACCTATGGCGGCAAAGAGTATCAGACCAAAGATACTCCAGCACAGATGCTCGATTATTATGAGATTCGTGGTGACGAACTTTGGTATAGAGACACCAAGTATGAATGGACTGAAGAAGAAGATTCGATGTTTGGCGGTTATCTCAAAGAAGTCTCCCACGATTGGAAGTTTGTGTCCGACTTTGATGGTGTGATTCGTTTCTATAATTATGAGCGTGACGATGAAGGTAAGTATTATTGCGAAAGCGAATACAAAGCAGTGTTTGCTGATGGCAAGATGGTAAAGTTGGCAGAGGTGAAGAATGAACATTCAGCATAATCCAAATTTTGATCGTGACCTTGTAATCAAACACTACTCTGAGAAGGATGGTGTTCCAATCAAGTATGTCTGCACCTCTGCTTTGGACAATGAAGAGTTTGCTATGGACATCTTCTATCGTGAAACTCCTCATCCTGAGTTTGGTAATCGGTACTTTGGTCTGTATTCAAAACCAGATTTCAGTGGAGATCTCAGTGGCAAACTAATGATCACCAACGCTGATGCCATTGAAGGACAGACCTTTGCTATGGTCGAAGACCTGAATGGTGATCTGGTTTATTCTCAGCACCGTCATGACTTTAGAATGATGAAGAATGGTAATATGATCGATGGTGGTCGTGCCTATGTTCGTGCGAATGGTATGATTCGTTCCTTTGAAGTAAAGGACGGTGAGTTTGTGGAGATGAATAATGACTAGAGAAGAAACACTTGAAGCAATCAAGGTTATGCAGCATTACGCTGATGGTGGTGAGGTTGAGCAGCGGTTGCGGGATGATGACGAATTGGATTGGTTTTGGAATGGTTCCCCAACCTTTGACTTTTTACATTATGACTATCGCATCAAGAAAACCACCAAGAAGATCAAGCTATATGCTTGGATTGACTACAAAGGTCAACTCTGCTGGATAACAACTGACAGCTGGAAGCGTGTCCAATCCGAAGATAAATGGGTGGAGGTAGAAGAATGAGCCGAACGAAACATCACAAAGATCAAAAGCATAAACATACAGGACATGATCTCTGGGGAAAACAAGGTGATCCAGGTGGATGTACTGCATACAACGCCTACAATAAACAAGTCCTCAGACGAAAAGAGCGTGGGATTTTGAAGAAAAAATTAAACAAGGAGGTATAGGAATGAACGAACAAACTGAACATGATCCTGTGGCAATCGTAAATAAAGGCATGGGCGGTATTGAGTGGTTGAGTGAGCCTTTGCCAGACGACACGCCACTCTACACCGCACTGCCAAAGCGTGAATGGGTAGGGTTGACGGACGACGATGAGGTTGCATTCGAGTGGGAGCGTGTTACTGGACACAGTATTTTTGGTGGAGATCCGTGGGATGGTCGTCAGATGTTTTTATCCCCCAACGAAATCCTTGAATTTGCAGAAGCCATCGAAGCCAAACTGAAACAAAAGAACACGGAGATAGATAAATGAGTATTGAAATCAAACAACGAAAGGCAAAGTTCGCAGAACTGAAACCATATGATGTCTTTGCTGATGAAGGTGATTATATTGAAGTCACTGAGTGGGGAAACGGAGAAGGGTTTGATGTATCAACCGTTGTTTCCAAGCACTACCAATTATTTTCATTGACATACGGTCAGTGGGAAGCACTCCAAGCACTGGTTGCTTATAAGGAATAACATGGCTGATGCTGCTCTCATAATTGGAATTGTGTTGCTGATTATTTTCTTTGGTGGTGAACCAGATCTGCACGATGCATTGATGCATTACTTGATGAAATAAGGAATAACAATGAACAAACGAATCAAAGAACTTGCTGAACAGGCTGGAATGTACTACAGAAGTTATCCTTTAGACTTTGCCTACTCAAGTTTTGATGAAGAGAAGTTTGCTAAGTTGATCGTGCAGGAATGTGTTGACATTTTGTCGACCTATCGTGTTAGGTTTGAAGATGGGTTTGAGTATAACTGTGACCATCCTGTTGTTGCTATAAACAAACATTTCGGAATCGAATAATGGCACTTAAAGTTTTCCCAACCGAGTTTCAGATCTATGATGACGAATCTGATATTGTACTTGGTACGATTAAAGCATTCGATGAGGTATCGTTGGATGTTGAGATCAAACAGATTATGTCTGCGAAAGACATGGCGGATCTTGCTGCTGTGATGGAAAAGATTGAACAACTGCATAAGGATGGTGTGTGATGGAAGACGAAAGCCATTTACCAGTAAGCGAACAAAGTCTAGTGTTTAGACTACGCAAAAGAGCAGAAATTCGACGTAACATCAAAGATCGTAAAAGTGTGCAAGAAGGTGCTCCAGACCGTATCGCAGACCTATTAGAAGAAGCATCCGATAGAATTGAGGAATTAGAAAATGGAAGACGAAAGTAAGTACGGTCACATTCAGTTTGAGTATGTGTACAAGGGTGATGAGTTTGGCGGTCGTCCACGCAAGGTTGTATTCTCTATTCCGACTCCTGATATGTCGATGGACGAACTTGTTGAAGAGTTTGAATACTTCCTAAAGGCAGTTGGGTATCATTTCAAAGAAGGTCAACATATCGGTTATGAGTATGATGAATCTATGAATCAAAAAGAACTTGCTGATCAGAAAGAATGGGAAGAACGCCACCTGCCTGAAGATCTAGAAGCAAAGACTTTCGACAATGCCTTCAAAAAGAAAGCAGAACAGATGGGTGATACAATTACAAAGGAATTCGAATGAACGATTGGGCAGTATATACAAAAGAACAAGTTGATGAGATGATTGCAGCAGCAAAGCAAGAAGTCTATAATGAGATTGGTGGTGCAATGGGTATGATTCTGAACAATCCCTATGCACAGAATCGGTATGATAATTTTGCAGATCCGTTAGAAACTTGGCGAATTTTTGATTTAAGTTGACTAAATACTCCATTGAGTATATAATTGTATTTGAACTATAACATGGAGTTATTATGGAACTAACGATTGATCTTTCCGATCTGCGTAAGCGCAAGATCTTTGTTGCCACCCCAATGTATGGTGGCAACTGTCATGGCATGTACACTAAGAGTACTGCCGACCTCGCCAAACTTACCACCCATTATGAAATGGATTGTAAGTTCTTCTATCTGTTTAATGAATCACTGATTACTCGTGCTCGCAACTACTGCGTGGATGAATTCATGCGTTCTGATTATACGCATCTGATGTTCATTGATAGTGACATTGGGTTTGATCCGAATGATGTTCTGACTCTCGCTGCTCTGATGGATCCTGAAGAAGAGAATCCAAAAGAAATTATGTGTGGTCCATATCCTAAGAAAACCATTGCTTGGGAAAAGATCAAACGAGCAGTCGATAAAGGTTTTGCTGACGAAGATCCTTCTGTACTGGATCGCTTTGTTGGTGACTTTGTATTCAATCCTGCTGATGGTCAGAAAGAGATTCGTATTGATGAACCAGTTAGTGTACTTGAAGGTGGCACTGGGTTTATGATGATTGCTCGCTCTGCCTTTGAGAAGTTTAACAAGGCATATCCTGAGTATTCTTATCTGCCTGATCATGTACGCACGAAGCACTTTGATGGTACTCGTGAGATTCATATGTACTTTCAGGCACTGATTGATGAGAAGTCTAAGCGTTATCTGTCTGAGGACTATATGTTCTGTCAGTGGATGCGTGAGATTGGTGTTGAAACTTGGATGGCACCATGGATGAAACTCCAGCATACTGGTTCTTATACTTTCGGTGGTTCTCTTGCTGACCTAGCAGCAGTTGGTGCTACTGCTACAGCAGATCCAAATCAAATTGCTAAGATGAAGAAGTGATATGGAATTTAAATATAATGAACCTGCCTTAGTGCAGGAATTGATGGACTATATTGATTCAACTTATGGTGGTCATTACAGTCGAAACAAATTTCAAACAACTGAGTTTGTAATTGACAGTGGACATGGTATGGGTTTCGCTTTGGGTAATGTTTTGAAGTATGCTCAGCGGTATGGTAAGAAAGGATCTGCCGATGACGCAAGAAAAGACTTGCTTAAAACACTCCACTATGCTATAATTGCTCTTTATATTCATGATCTTGAAAACACAAAGGAAGTAGATAATGAAAATCAGTGATCAAACTTTTGATATTTTGAAGAACTTTTCGACGATTAATCCGTCGATCTCAGTGAAGGCAGGTAATGTACTGCGCACTGTATCTGAGCAGAAGAATATTCTGGCACAGGCAGTTGTTAGTGAATCTTTCCCACAGGCATTTGCGGTCTATGAACTGAATCAGTTCCTCGGTCTTGCTAGTCTGTTCGAAGATGGCGAATATGACTTTGCTGAAAAGGCAGTAACAATCAGCGAAGGTAACAACTCCTCTCGTTATACTTACACTGATCCTTCTATGGTTACTCAACCACCAGAAAAGAATCTGGAACTGCCAAGCACCGAAGTACATTTCCGTTTGCTTCATGCTGATCTAAAGAAGGTTGTAAATGCTGCCAATCAGTTGGCGTTGCCTGAAGTTGTAATTCGTGGTAAGACTGGTCATGTACATCTGGTTGCTACCGATACCAAGAATCCTACCTCTAATGAGTTCTCGCATGATCTGCGTATGTCTGCCTCTGCTGAGTTTGACTTTGTATTCAAGGTAGAGAATCTGAAGTTTATGGCGCAGGACTATGATGTGAAGATTTCTCAGCGTGGTATCTCTCACTTCAAGGGTGATACTGTTGAGTACTGGGTTGCAACCGAAACAGGATCTAAGTACAATGGCTAATATCGCAATTCCGAGTGATCCAAATACACAGAAGAAGATCCGTGAAGCACTGCATCAAATCTCTGACTCCATGACTCGTATTGATGCAGAGAAGGATCATATCAAAGACATTCTTCAAGTTGTTCAAGATGAAACGGATGTTCCAAAGAAATATGTAAGTAAGATGGCACGAATCTATCATAAGCAAAATCTTCAGCAGGTGAAGATGGAGAATGAAGATTTAGAGGCACTTTACGAAACAATCAATCCTTAGTTGTATCTTGACCAAGTTGTCGCATCAAATTCTTTTCTATCTGATATGCGACATGCAAATTTAGGGCGAGGGATTCCTTTCCTCGCCCTAGACATTTTTTGTTTGGTTTTTTCTGAATGTTTCAACCCAATATGCGAATCTGATATTCTCTTTTTATGATTATCTGAAAGGGTTGATCCTATTTTAGATGCAGACATTTTCTGTTTGGTTTCCTTAGAATGGTTCCGTTTTTTCCCAGCATCAGAAATTTTCTTTTTATGTTCGGAAGAAAACTTCTTTCCTTTGTGTGCGTTTGATATTTTTCTTTTGGTTTCTTCTGTGCGTTTCTTTCCCTTCTTTGCTTCGGACATCTTTCTTTTGGTTTCTTCTGTAAGCGTTCTGCCGATAGTGCTGATAATGTTCCCAGCAAATCTATCACCCCTATTCTTATGAATAGCAACATGATCATCTGGATGCAGAGCAATTAAATTAGAAGGGTGGTTGCTTCCGCCACAGGATTGAGGTATAATATGATGTACATGGAATCCTTTGGGAATTTCCCATTCAGGATACCATTGACGCCAATAGTTAATGAGGTTTTGACGATAAATAGACATGCTGATACTCCGTGAAAGTGTTAGAGTGTACAGGGATTGCCGTCCCGTGGTACACAACTATTTATAATTGTGAGGTTTTATATTATGCGTGAAGAATTTTTATGGGTTGAGAAGTATCGTCCTCATACCATTGAGGATACGATTCTCCCTGATGATCTAAAGAAAACATTTCAGACATTCGTTGACAATGGAAACATCCCTAATCTACTGCTCACTGGTTCTGCTGGAATCGGTAAGACAACTGTTGCTAAAGCAATGTTGGATCAAATCGGAGCAGACTATATTGTAATCAATGGTTCAGACGAAGGTCGTCTTATCGACACACTGCGCACTAAGATCAAAAACTTTGCTTCCAGTATGTCGCTTTCTGGAGGTCGTAAGTATGTTATTCTTGACGAGGCTGATTACCTTAATGCAGAAACTGTTCAACCTGCTCTTCGAAATTTTATGGAAGAGTATTCTGCTAATTGTGGTTTTATACTTACTTGCAATTTTGTTAATAAAATCATCGCACCTCTTCACTCTCGATGCTCCGTTGTCGAATTCAAGTTGCGGAACGCCGACAAACCAAAGTTGGCAGGACAGTTCTTCAAAAGAGTTGAAAAGATTCTAGAGAAGGAAGGGATTGAATATGAACAGAAGGTTGTCGCTGAACTCATCACTAAACACTTTCCTGATAATCGTCGCATCCTGAACGAACTGCAGCGTTACAGCGTCACTGGTCGCATCGACTCTGGTATTCTTGTTTCGCAGTCTGACGCAAATCTGAAGACATTGTTTGATGCGTTGAAGAACAAAGAGTTTACTGCCGTTCGTAAATGGGTTGGACAGAATATTGATGGTGATGTTGCACCATTCTTTCGTAAGTTCTACGAATCATTGCATGACCTTTTGGTCCCATCAAGTGTGCCAGAAGTGGTAGTAATTTTGGCGGATTACCAATTCAAAAG